CTTTCGTTAATGTTGAAAAATCGGCTCCGTATGCCGTATCGACGAACACTCTATCACCAGAATATCTTGCGTGGGGCAAGCATCAAATGCACCTGGCCCTCGCCAAGATTGCCAAAGCCAACGAGGCCCAGATATGGGATACTGGTTGGTCGGACACAACCAATGTGGTTGTTCTGCCCAGATGGTTGCAATTAGACGCAGCCGAATTTTAAAACTAGGAGACTATGAAGATGGCTAATAATGACTTTAAACCGACGATGATCCGAAATGTAGAATTTAAGTACCCACGGCTCAATGAAACTTATCGCTACAATACCGCCGAAAAGCGGTCTGAGGCGGTTGCCCCAACGGCGTCCAATGCGGCATATTCGATTTCGTGGGAAATGCCAAAGGCCGAAGCGGCAAAATTACATGCAGAATTGAAAACGCATTACGAAAGCTGCAATCGTAAGGAATCATTCAAAAAAGTTTTCGGCATGAAAAAGCTGGAGAATGGCAATGTTGAGTTTCGGGCAAAGCGTAACGGCACTAACAGCCAAGGCACGCTTAACGAGAAGCCTCGCGTGATTGATGGCATGAAGCAGCCAATGGCTGATTTGGCTATCTGGGGTGGCTCGAAGGGAAGCATCAAGGTAACTGCGTACCCGGTGACCGATCCAGACGGCAACGGTGGCATCAGCTTACTCATTGACACAGTGCAAGTTACTCACGCAGTATATGGCTCTGCGGGCCTAGATGACTTTGAGGAAGTCGGAACAACCATGGCTGGCGGTGTTGATGCGTCTCTGGATGACTTTGGCCCAGTATCGCCACCAACGAAGGCAGCACCGGCGGCGGCATTGGATGATGACGAAATACCGTTTTAAATAAAGAAAACCCCAGTAGTAAATGACACTACTGGGGTTCCACTAGGAAAACAGACCGACTTAATGGAGAAGGGTCCGAACATGCACAGACTAACAAAGAAAAGCGAAATTGGCAAGCAAATGCTACTTTTGGCACGCGGTGCGTTAGACACTCGAATAAATGACGACAAGTCAGAATATGAAGGCATCAAGCTCAGCGATATTGCAAAATTAGTTGATGAACCGCAGCAGACTGAAAAGACCAGCGCTGCATTTATTATCCCATCAACGTATCGCCAGCACGACGCACGCAGCCACGCAGCCCAGAGGGACAACGGTGAATATTGGCTGTTAGCCATCGACGTGGATGAGGGCGACCCATCCCTCACAGAGCTACGTGCAGCCGTTGAGCGGGTCACGATGAATACGTCATGTTTAATTTATTCATCGTCAAGCGCAAGTGAAAGCAACCGAAAATGGCGCGTCCTAATCCCAATGTCAGAGCCAATCAGCGGCGCGGATTACGTAGATGCTCAGTTGTCCCTGTTCGATCTAATGCGGGCCGAGGGTATAACTTGCGACTTAGCCTTGTCTCGCACGGGTCAGCCGATCTACCTTCCTAACGTGCCGCCAGCGCGCCGGGATGAACTTGGCCTGCCTAATTTTTATCACGGTGTGCGCCATAGGGGCGATGGCCTACTTGTGCCAAAGGAAAGCACAATCTGGGCAAACTTGATTTTTAGGCGGAAGAATGCCGAGATAGCAGAGCAAAAGGCAGCGGCCGAACGTGCAATTCGTGCGCAAGATCGTGCGCAAAATCAAGAAAAATTTGGCGAAGTTGATCCAGTTGCCGAGTTTAACCGTAGCCATACAATTGCGGACATGCTGATCCAGCACGGTTACGAGAAGCAAGGTAAATCCGACAGCTATAGATCGCCGATGCAGACATCTGGATCTCACGCGACTAAAGATTTCGGCACGCACTGGGTCAGCCTGTCAGGTTCAGACATGGCGGCAGGCTTAGGCCAGGCCAGCGCAGAGTTTTGCTGGGGTGACGCGTTCGACTTGTATTGCTACTTTAAACATGGCAACGACATGCGGGTGGCCGTCAGGACATATGCAGCCGAATTGCGGCCAACGCCGACAGAGGTTCGAGAGTTAATAGTGCAGGCCGCTGCTGACCCATACGAAGACTTCAATGCCATCCCAGAACCAGAAAAGCCCAAGTCAACTATTATCATACCTAACGCAGAACAAAGGCCGATATTCTGGCTAAAGGATGCGGAGCCTGTGCTGACATCTTCGTACTTAATCAAGGGCTGGCTCGGCCGGGGCCAGATGTCGGTCATCTATGGCCCGTCTAATGTCGGCAAGTCATTCTTCGCACTTGACATGGCGCTATGTATTGCAGCCGGGATAGATTGGCAGGGTAATAAGGTTAAAGGCGGTCCAGTGTTATATTTGGCCACCGAAGGCGGAAACGCATTCCAATCCAGATGTGTGGCACTACGCAAGCAGTACGGCATCATGGATGCACCGCTGGCGGTTAGGCCGTCGCCAGTTGATCTATTGCGACCAGAGGCAGACTTAGCTGGACTAATTGAGCTGTGCAAAAGCATTGAGCAAGATGTGGGCGAGCCGCTGGCCGCAATATTTGTTGATACGCTGTCAAGGGCAATGGCCGGTGGTGACGAAAACGGGCCAACAGATATGACTTCTTTTATCTCAAACCTAGACGTGCTGCGTGACGTGACCGGCGCACATATGGGGACAGTCCACCATAACGGCAAGGACGCCGCCAAAGGTGCGCGGGGCCACAGTTCGCTTAGAGCAGCCACTGATACAGAGATCGAGCTGGTGCTGGAAGGTAATATGAGGACGGCCACCGCGACTAAGCAGCGTGACCTTGAGCCAAAGGAGCCGTTTGCGTTCACGTTAAAGGTGCATGAGCTAGGCAAGGATGAGGACGGCGACCCGGTGACAACTTGTACCATTCAAGAGGCCGATCCAGACGACGTTGCCGACATGCAGCAGAAGCGGCCAAGCGGTACAAACCAGAAGATCGTGGCGGCGGCATTTAAACAATTGCGGGGTGAGGGCGTCGGCAACGAAAACCCAACCGGCCCGGGATGGCCAGAAAGTGGGCGATATTGGTGCATAGATGAGGCAGAATTGCGCACATTTACCATGGGCAAGATGACGTCAACAAACCCATCAAGCGCCTACACCACGGCCGTGAAGGCGCTCATAGCCAACGGATATATGGTACAGAATGAGGGCAAAATATGGGTTAGTGCCAAAGAGGGGCGGATGAGTTGACCTACATATTGCTACAGAAAACTATGTTGTTGTTTGTAAACAGTTTTAGTAGTCAAATATGTAATTTATGTAAAATATGTAGGTTGAAATGTACATTTGGCGCTAACCTACATATTATACAGATTGCCTATAAGGCATCTGTATATGTAGCTCTTGGGAAAATCATATTATGAAAAAGAATACAAAGTCGGCGGCTGCGAAAACCGCGATGGCTAATCGTGGAAAGTTTGAAAGCAAGCATACGGATTATCCAGACCCGATCCATTATAAGGTAGCTGCGGCGGTTGAGCCGTTCACATTCGCGTCAGCGGCGGCGAGCAAGGTTTGGGGAGGCGCTCTAGCCAGTTGCGTGCCGCCAGCTTATGCGCTTCGTTACAGAGAACTAAAGGCCGAGCTGGATGTGGCGATGCTGGCAGACGATTGCACGCTCTGCGCAGAGTTGGCCGCTAGCTTGATTAAAGCGCTCAAGGTGATGAACGTGAAGGCTCGGGAGGATGGCTTTAAGCCGCCACAAGTTGATGGGCATATTGCGGAGTGGGGCGGGAAGATATATTGCTTTCTAGCCAGTGGCGATGTCGGAGCCGTTCGTGACGCTAGGCCGACTTGGGCAGTGTATCACATATCTGACATTTGCGCCGTCCTAAGCGCACACACAGACGAGATGATGGCGGCTGTGACGAATGAGTTCCCAGAGGCTAAGATTGTAAACGTCAAGATTTATGACGACGAAATATTATTTGGAAATGATTGAGGGGAAGACAAATGAAGCGTGACGAAATATTACAGACAGCCTGCGATTTAATTAGCAAAGATAGGCATGACACATACGGAGACAGCGCGACGTCGCACGGTCGCATAGCTGCGTTCTGGTCAACGTATCTGAACTTAGAGATCAGCCCAGTTGACGTGGCGGCAATGCTCGTGCTGATGAAGGTCAGCCGCAGCAAGGGCGGGTCAGCGATCCCGCACATAGATAACTTCGTAGATATTTGTGGCTATGCAGCGTTAGCCGGGGAGATGGCGTCGGAATAGCAGGGTTGCCAACGCTGGCTGTGTCAGATTACATTAACCACAGTGGGCTTTCTCCCGGCTGTGCTGGTCTGCTCTAAGCACAGTTTCAGCCCGCTTAACTGGTCACACATCAATAAGCTGGTGTGTGACCTTTTTTGATTGAGAGGCGGCATGGCTTACAGAATTAACCTTAGACTTGACTTGTTATGCTGCGATGATGAGCAAAGCGAAGACGAGCTGATGGAGATGTCAAATTATGTTGAGGAACGTCTAAACGATGGCGTAAGCATAGACCTAGTGATGCAGAGCCTCGCTGAGTGCCTAATAGGTTTAGCTGATGATGACATCATGCCAGACGAAACCATGCACTGAGAAGGGCTGTGCGTGAGCGTGAGGGGTAAGTGCTGTGCGAGACACACCGACAGCAACGCTGGCGCATGTTCGCGTATCTCACTCGATCACAATGTGTCAACACCTTGTCTTAATTGTGGCAACAATGTGTCATTCATTAAGCCAAATGGTATCATGCTACCTCATCAAAGCTATGCCACTGTATTCATTGCATTATAAATTTAACATAATACGGATTATGACATCTTTGCTGGCGGTCAAACAAAAAGACCCCCCCCGGGCCAGAATTTTTGCCGGGGTGTGCGTGTGTATATTCTCACACACACGGATGACCCCCTACCCCCCACCCCTTGCTTTACCTATGCTTTCCAGCGTAAAATTATAAAAAATGGGAGTTTACAAAATGGCGGGTCGAAGGCTACGCAAGCGCATACTTGAAGATATACACAAGCGCGGCGGTTCTGACTATTTGTACAATGAGATTGCGTCGGGCAAAACTATGACGCAATTTGCTGCTGATTACGAATGCAACCGGCAATACTTTAGCACCTCAATTAACTCTATCCCAGAGTATGCCGCCGTCTTAGGCAAGGCTCGCGCTGACGCGGCTGACGCGCTGGTTGAGGAGGGTTTGGGCATGGTTGACCAGCTAGACGGCGGAAGCACGACCAGCGAGATTGCTGCCACGCGTGAAAAGGTGCAATGGCGCAAGTTTATGGCTGGCTCGTACAATCAGGAGCGGTATGGCAACCGGCCGCAAACGAGCGTGACGATTTCCATTAGCGACATGCACTTAGACGCCTTGCGCAAAGTTAATTCTGACCTTGACGCGATTGATAGGTTTGACCGGGAGCGCGAGGCATTGGCCATTGACGCTGAGATTGAGGACGTCACAGATGACTAATGCCAACCCACTTGAGGAGTTTGTGCTGCGTTACCGCGACGACCCGGTTTTATTTGTGCAGGAAGTGTTGGGCGCTACTCCTTACGATTATCAAGCTGAGTTTCTAAACGCCATTGCTGGCGGTGAGCGCAAGATGAGCGTTCGCAGTGGCCACGGCACTGGCAAGTCCACGTCGGCCAGTTGGGCTATGCTGTGGTATGTTTTGCTGCGTTTTCCGAATAAGGTTGTTGTGACTGCGCCGACCAGCGGTCAGTTGTTTGACGCGTTGTTTGCTGAGTTGAAGCGCTGGATTAACGAATTGCCGGATCAGCTTAAAGTTTTGTTGACGGTTAAATCTGACCGTGTTGAGTTGGCTGCTGCTCCGGCCGAGGCTTTTATTTCGGCTAGGACTTCGCGCGCTGAAACGCCAGAAGCGTTGGCTGGGGTTCACTCGTCGAATGTGTTGCTGGTTGTGGACGAGGCCAGCGGCGTGCCTGAGAAGGTGTTTGAAGCTGCTGCTGGTTCTATGTCTGGCCACGCTGCGACGACGATTTTGCTGAGCAACCCGACACGCTCCAGCGGTACGTTTTACGAAAGCCAGACGCGGATGGCTAGCAGTTGGTGGACCCGGCGCTGGTCGTGCATAGACAGCCCGCTTGTGTCTGAAGAGTTTGTTGACGAAATGCGCGCCAGATATGGCGAGGAAAGCAACGCGTTTCGCATTCGTGTCGAGGGCGAGTTTCCGCTAGCTGATGACGACACGATCATTCCGTTCCACTTGGTTGAGAGCGCAATTCGACGTGATGTTGAGGTTACGCCTGATTCAAAGCCAATTTGGGGTTTAGACGTTGCTCGATTTGGGTCTGATAAGACTGCGTTGTGCAAGCGGTATGGCAATGTTGTGACTGAGATTACGGCTTGGCAGGGGTTAGATTTGATGCAGACTGTCGGGCGTGTAATGGCTGAGTATGAGGCTTTGCCAACAAGCATGCAGCCTAGCGAAATACTTGTTGACAGCATTGGCGTTGGCGGCGGTGTTGTTGACAGATTGCGTGAGTTAGGCGCGCCGGTCAGGGGAATAAATGTTGGCGAGGCTCCTGCGATGGGCAAGACGCATATGAATTTGCGGTCTGAGTTGTGGTTTAAGACAAAGGGTTGGCTTGAGGATAGGTCGTGCAAGCTCCCGGATAATGATCGTTTGCTGGCAGAATTAACTGCGATACGGTATTCGTTTACGTCGTCAGGTAAGATGAAAGCTGAGAGCAAGGATGAGATGCGCAAGCGTGGGTTAAAGTCGCCTGACCTGGCCGACGCTTTATGTTTGACAATGGCGTCTGACGCGGCGACTGCCTTGTCTGGCTCTATGTCAAGTTGGAAGCAAGTCATTAAGCGTAATTTAAAGGGTATTGCATGAAACCTATTCCATTTTACAAATTATCGCCTAAGATGAAAAATATCCGCATGAACAACTGGATTAAACAATATGTTGGACGTGGGCTTAGCTTGGAGGATGCGCAGTTTGCGGCGCGTTGGCGTGCTGGGCATTGGAAACTATCCGCGCGCATGGAAAAGGTCATGGCTGGCTTAGAAAATATATGATATGCGGCCACGTGGTATTATTAAATAAACTATGTTAATGTGCAGAAAAGTAGAGGATTGTTTTTATGGTTGGCTTGCTTGATTCATCAAGTCGTGACGAATACCTTGCAGGCCGCGCCGCAGAGCGTGAAGCATATTCCGCCAAGCGCGCCGCAGAACGTGAAGCATATTCCGCCAAGCGCGCCGAAATGCGCCGCACTGGAGAGCGTGACTTTACTGGTGCGGACGCGGCTCGATTTATAGCTGAAATGACGCCGATAGTTGGCGACGCAATGGCCGCAAAGGAACTTTGGGAGGAAGCAACGTCAGAAAACCCTAATTGGGGTCTGGTCGGATTGTTGGGCGGCGCGACTGTGCTTGGCCTGATACCCGGCGTTGGCGATGCGGCTGCGAAGGCTGTTAAGGCTGGCGCGCGAGGTTTGCTTGATACAGCCAAGCGCGTTGAGGTTGACCCGGATGCTATGGGTTCGCTGTTGGGTAATGTGCGGTTGAAGCCGAAGGTGGATGCTGGCTTTAAAGCATACCACGGAAGTCCACACGACTTTGACAAATTCAGCATGGATGCGATTGGCACTGGCGAAGGCGCTCAGGTTTATGGCCACGGGCTATATTTTGCTGAGGCTGAAGACGTTGCCAAGAAGTATAGGGATGACTTGGCGGGCTGGTCTACGGCGGGCGCACAACGCACTCTTGAGAGTGTTGGCGGCGATGTTGATCGCGCAATCTTGGAGACTCAACAAAAACTAGACAGGTTGCTTGAGCGAAACCAAACTGGCGCTTTTAAAGGGGTCGAAAGAAACTTTAATATGCAGTTACAAATCCAAAAGGATAAGATAGCGCAGCTTGAGGGCTTCAAAACTACTGGCGAGTTTAATGCTGGCCGTATGTACGACGTTAATATCGCGGCAAATCCAGATGAATTTCTTGATTGGGATGTTCCTGTGAGTCAGCAGTCTGCAAAAGTTCAAGACGCTTGGAGGAAATTTTTAGGCACGAAGCAGGCCGTTAGGGCGAATATGCCGCGCGACCAGTTTCAAGACCCAACGGGGAGAGACTTTCTCGGCGCTTACAGCGAAGCCGCGCCTCACAACCCTAATGCGCCGTTCGATTATCAGAAAAAGTTTTCGAATGTATTAAAGAGAAAAGGTATCCCGGGCATTAAATACCTTGACGCCGGATCGCGCGGAACCGCAAACGCCACAAGAAACTTTGTCGTCTTTGACGAAAAGTTAATAAACATTGTTAAAAGGTACGGCGTTGCTGGAGCGGCAACCATGCTTGGTGTAGCCGCTGTGGACGTTGAGCAAGCTATGGCGCAAGGGTCGCAACAACCCGGCGGCTTACTAGCCTTACAAGAAATGCAGAAACGTGCTAATGAAGAGCAATACAAGCAAGGATTGTTACAGTAATGGCAATAACAACTTACGCAGAGCTAAAATCTAGCATTGCAGATTTTCTTAACCGCGATGACTTAACCGCCATTGCTGGCGATTTCGTCACGCTGGCTGAGGCTAACATGCAGCGCAAGGTTCGCCACTGGCGGCAAGAAAAACGAAGCACGGCTGATCTTGACACGCAGTATAGCGCAATACCTGCTGACTTTCTTGAGGACATTCGGTTCTACATTACGTCTGGCGATACTAGCCCACTCGAG